TACCGCCCGAAGCGATAGTTTCATTACAGTTGTTAACTGAAAACTCAGGTAGTGCGGTGGCGCAATAAGTAGGACAAGACATGGCGATAGATTAAACGTTTTGACAAATTTACGAAAGTTTTATCAGTTACACGTTAATCATTTCAGTTGAGTTTTTTCACGGGTAATTCCGTCCAACGATATTTCGCCCCACAATCGCACCAAAAGAGTATTTGCGGTTCTGATTCCGTTGGTGATTCCGTTCGTTCTTCGGGTTCGTAATTAACGATTAAAGGCAATGCGCACATTGCAAGGTAGATGTATGCTAGGGTTTTCATTCCGTTACTTCTACTTCGTTATTAACTACTTCATCAATCGCTTGTTGACAGCGTTCAATTACGCTAATCAACGCTGAATCTGTGCTGCCATCTTTGTAAACGGTATTCAAAAACTTATCTACTTCCTTGCAGAACGATAAGCCTTTCTGTTTCAGTTGGTGTTTGAAAGCGGTTGAACCTCCGAACTCGTCAAGAGCCTCAACGAAAGACTGGGCAAATACCACCGTCTTTAAAGCCTGTTTGTATTCTTGGTTCATTTCTCGTTTTTTTTAATCGTTTCGTACAGCCACTCAATCCCCTTTTGCAGCCGTGGTTTAGCCGTAGACGTTGCGTAACTATTCGCATTCACATACCCGAAAGCCTTAGCGATGTCAGCGTTCTTAATAGATAGTTCCTTTTTTATTTGCTTGATTGGTTTCTTCATTTGGTTGGTTTTGTGGTAACGGGTTTGATTGCTCGCCCCCGACTACCAAGTTGGTTAATCTACTATGCAGTTGAATGTTGCTGAATCTGGGAAGTAAAGTTTTCGCAATGGTTGACGCGAAAGTACCTCGACCGCTAGGTCATGCGATATCCATTGTATTACATTAATGGTTCCATCCGCTTCAATATCGCCTTTCCATCGGTTGTACACACATTCGATTTCATCTGCTGTGAAATACCATGAGTTCAGCGAGTTAATGCAGTTGTTCATGTCCTCTGATGTCCAACAGTGCGGATGGCAATATTCTGCATCCCAATTACCACTGTTAATCTTGTTTGTCAATTCTTTAAAGTTTACTGTTTTCATGACTTGGTAGTTTTTGTTGTTGTTTGTTTGTCCGTCAAATATATGCAATTACTTACATACAATGCAAATTTATTTATGCGTTAACCTACTTTATTTTTTGAAGTAAGAACAAACCACTCATCGGACTTCCACTTGCAGACACCTGTTTCAATGCACTTAATACAATGTTCCCAAGATTCACCAACCTTTCTAGTTCCTATAACCATGAATGATTGACCCTTGTATTTAAAGGTTATTACAGGCATCCTTGAACTCTTCTAAATTACGAACTACAATATATTCAGCCCCTGAAGATTCAGCTACTTGCTGCCATTCTTTTTGATTGCGTTGCTGCGTTCCTTTTTCCGTTTTAATCTCAATACACAAAGGCGGCTTGTCTTGTCTTAACAGCATCATATCGCTGACACCTGCTACCATACCCATTGCTTTTAATCGGTTGCCATCAATAGCATTACGGGGGTTGTTGTGTACCATGAACAACCTGCCTCGCGAATCAGGGTAAGTGTTCCAATGCCATTGAAAGCAGTCCGCTTGTATTCTTGATTCTGTTAGTTCCATTATTTCAATAAGTAGTCGTTAAATTCGCAATTGTTCATTTCTTGTTTTTGCCTGTATGCCCAGCCACTTGTGTAACCCATTGCTGAACCATAGTTATCAATAGCAGTTTCACCTTTAGACCTAACTACCCTCCAAATAAATGTAGGCTTATACCGTTTTGATAATTGCAAAGCTATCAATTCGCCCGTATTTAGGTCTGATACTTTCCTTCCTTTTAAGTCGTCGGGGACTTGGGGAGTTACCTCTACCATTTCGCCAGTAGCTAATGCAACGTCTTCTTTTGAAAATTCGTGACCGCAGAATCCGCACTGCCTTGCTGAAGCAAATAGCATAGCCTCACACTTGGGACAAGTCTTAACGGGTGCAATATCTACGTTCTTTTTCTTTTTCTTCTTTGGTGGTTCAATCTTCCATTGCCTTGGCTCTGACCACATACCATGCTGATTGTGATTCATTCCGAAATCTAGCGTAATAAACTCATCTTTATTAGGGTATAACCTCGAACCGCGCCCCAAGCATTGAAGGAATAAAGGAAGCGACTTCGTGGCTCTATTCATTATTACACATTCAATACTTGGCTCATCGTAACCAGTTGTAAGTACACCGCAGTTGTTTAACACCGTTACCAATCCAGTCTTGAACGCTTGCAATATTCTTTTGCGTTCGCCTTTTTCAGTCAAACTTGTAACACACGCAGAGACTATACCAGCCTCATTAAATGCCTTAGTCATGTTCTCGGAGTGTTCAATATTTACATTGAAGCAAATAGTCTTTTTCCCGTTTGCGCGTTTTCTCCATTCATCAATAACTCCGTCAAATAACTTTTGATTATTGTAATGGCTCATCAATGAGGCATCCGTGTACTCCCCTGCTTTTTCTTCCAAGTCGCTCAAATCATCCTGCATTTGAAACGCCCTGTAATTGCACAAATAACCTTGGTCTATTAGGTCTGGAATGTCAATCACATTAACCATGTTCGTATAATACTTGTAGAAGTGTTTACCTACAGGAGTTGCAGTTGCTCCAATCACCTTTGCGTTTGGAAACATCTCAAATATCTTAGTGAAGTTCCCAAGATGCGCCTCATCAATGATAATTAACTTAGGGTCAATTTGAATCTTACCAGCCGATACCCTACGCTTAACGGTCTCAACCATGCCGACAATCACTAACTCATCAACGCAACCTTTTCTATTTGACTTTGCGTCAAGTATCAATGTATTGATTCCAACCCTTCCAAGGGCTTTAAATGTTTGACTAAACAACTCAGTCCTATGCGTTAAAACAAGCGTTCTAGTACCTCTTAAAACTGCTCTACGTGCAATTTCAGAGAATACAACCGTCTTGCCTCCACCAGTTGGAAGCACGAACACTTGTCTTTGGTGTTGCTTAAATCCATCGCTTAGACCAACTATTGAATCCGCTTGATATTTTCTATCTTGTATTTTCATTTTGTCGTTTTTCGTAGTAATCTTAAAAAGACTAAGGTTACTACCGTTGTTTTGTTCTTAAAAAGTACCTAATTCTATAAAAGTAGTAAGTAGTAGTAGGTATATATATTGAGTATCTGTGAGAATTATTTTTATTTTTTTGTTCAAATATTTTTTCACGTTGTAGATTTCTACCAATAGTCGACTACTACGCCTACTACTCTTACTACTTTAGAAAGGCGGCTCGTCCTCCATCCCTAGTCCTGTATAGCCTGTAGCGTTTGGCGTGTCCTGTAGTAACCTTACTACCTCATACTTCTTTAATGGCACTCCATCGACCTTTTTCGACTTACTCATTCCGAAAATATTACGAAGTTCGATACCTAATTTTTGCGGAGACATAATTTTTTGCCGTGTATTGGTTTCGATAACGTCTTTTATTTCAGTTGCTGACAACCAATCCGAGTACCTACCTGCTTTTGGTTTCTCAAAGAATCTCAGAATCAACTCACGTTCAAAAGGTATTGTTTCAAAATCAACCCCAACACCATCAAGCATTGCCATTTCCTCTTTATTCAACTGCCATTGTTCACCATCATGGTAAGCCCTATACGCCTCCATGAATAACTCATCTTTATCAATAGCGTTGTATGCGTTGTGGTCAATCTCAATTACTCTAATAGGTAGTATTCGCGTGTTACCAGTTGGGTCGTTTATTACGCTATCATCGTTTGAAGTACCACCAAGTACAGCTAATCGTTTGAAGTCCTCGTTATGCCTACCGTATGGAGCGCGAAGTGAGAACATTGACTTTGACGTGAGTTCTTTGAATCGCTTCTCATCTTGCTTAGACTTCCCACCCATCTCATCATCCATAACCCATAACTTCTGACACATAAGAATATCATCGTCTTTACCAGCATCAAGTTTTGATTCAGCATAATACTTGCGCAGGTTATTTGGCGGCAAACGTCTAAACCATTCGGTCTTACCTGAGTTTTGACCGCCCGTTAAACATAGAACAGACCTAACTGGATAACCTTGAATAGCTGCAATCCAACTTAATACCCATTTGCGAATGAACACGTCAGCACCGTCTGAATCGGTTGTAATTGTATTAACTAGCGCGTCAATTTGCCCGTGTTTGTTTCTATGTAAATTCGCCTCAATGTATTCGTTTATTGGATTGAACTCAGGCGTGAACTCACTAAATATGATTCTCTCAATTAAATCATAACTAACTTCTTTTGAGTTGAAAACGGAACGCGCCCTTAGATAAATGCTATTTAACCTTTCGCGTTTTACTTCTGTTCCTGTTTCTTCCAACATTCCAGTTATTACATTCTTTCGTATCGGGTGATTCTGTTGAATGAATTGAACCGTGTTTTGAATAAGGTCTTCGGGGTCTGTTGAAATAACACGAAGGCTCATATCATCGCGCTTCATAACCTCATCAACTATCTTAGCGGCTTCTGACTGCTCCATGCCCTCCATTTGAACAAGCTGTTGAGTTATGCCTTCGCGCGTTCGCCCTGATTGCTTACCTAGAACTGCAAGTTTTACGGGTTTTTGAGATTCCTTTGGAGGGTGTATTCCGTGTTGTTTCAACATCCAATAGAACGTACCTACTGAAACCCCTGATTTCGGGTACACGCGGAGACATTCGTTGTATTTCTTTTCAGCTTGTCCGTGGTTGTATTTTTCAGAAGCGGAGCAAAGCGTGTGAAACATAGCCCGTCCTGACTCTCCAAATCCAGCCGCAAGTGAGCATCCTAATTTGAAGTAAGAAGCATAGTCAGGAGCAAGGTCAACGCCAATTGACAACGCCTCATTGCACATTTCAGCGGCTACGTTATCAGGTAAAACTATCGGCATTGATTCCGATGTCTTAGGTCGTTTGTCTGATTTTACGCCTGCCCTTTTAGACCGTTCGTTTATGAATAAGTCGGGGTCAAATGATACATAGCGCAAAGAAGCAACTGATTTTGGTGCTTCGTCAACGGCAATACCGAAGTTTTTAAAATAGTAATCTGAAATCCAGTTGTAACTTTCTTTGTGTTTGTCGGGGTTAACCTTCACCAATACAACCAATCCAGTTTGCGAAGCTGAATAAAAAAGAGAATACGTGTAAGGGTCGGACTGAAGTTGTGTCTTGTCATTGAAGCTATCGATATCAATAGCCATAAATCCGCTATGCTCTAATAATTCAGAAGCCTTTCGCTCTCGAAATACACCTGCTATTGTTACAGATGGAATATTCCGCTTCATAGCGTTACGCCTAGCCTTGTCTTTTTCGGCTATGATTGGTTCAATTACGGAACTCCATTTACCAAAGCGAACCCCGTTAAGGAAGTCCATCATTGTAATCACTTCGGAGCAAAGGTGTGATTCGCCTTTTTTCGGAAGCGATTTGAATAGGCTAATTTTTGTCATTCGTAATAATTAAAATATGAAAGGGCTGTTGTGACAAGCAACAGTAAACGACTCCACCGAATTTCGGAGCGGTTGTTTTTACCCTTTCAATAATTTTTATACATGGATTACGGTTACACTTAGATTTGTCATTCTAAGCAGTTACAAATATACGCTTATCAATTGACTTCAGCAACTATTAAGCCGCCAAAGATTCAAATTGATGGTTGATTAGTTTACCGTAGTGAATAGCGAATACTCTATCTCCACTCTCAACCATCTGTTCAGCACGTTTAGCATGGTGTAACATTGACGTTCTATCCTTTCCAAACTCGTTAGCAACTTGCGTAAATACTTGTGAATTGTATTCGTGCGACTGGTAAATGAAATACAGAACCGCCCTTCGTTTCTCAACGTAAACAGGTAGCCTCGAAGCGTTGTTCGCTTCCGTTAGTTCATAGCCTACAACCTCGCAGCACTTACGCACCAACTCTTTGATTGATAGCTTTGTTAGTTCATCTAAGGCACGTTCGCAGTTTAACTTTTTCATCGATTGAATGAGTTCGGTTAGTCGCGGTGCATCTTTAGAAAACTGAGAACGCTGGAAATCCAACGCCTCAATTATCTCTTTTCGTTCTTGCTCTTTCATGGTTAGAATAACTCTGTTTGTTTAACCGATTCTTTGAAACGCTTTTCAGCTTCTTTCATGTTTAGAATGGCTTGCTTGTAGTACGAATCTTTTAACTCAATTCCGATAGCCTTACGACCCATTGAAACGGGGCTGAATACTTCGCTACCAACACCCATAAAAGGCGTTAACACTACCTCGTTAGGATTAGAATATAACTCAACTAAACGGTCAATTACATCAAGCTGCAAAGGGTGTACGTGCTTCTCATCGTC